GTTCTCAATGGTTGCAAGATGAAAATGAAGTTTCTGTTTTTTCAAATAATGCAAATAATTCTGCCCGCGAATATATGCTAAAAAGAAGATCTCAGATGCAACAAATTAATCAAATGGGATTAGAAATAGAATTACCAGGCAACCCAATATTAAAAATAGGTCAAACTGTTTATTTTGGTAGACCTCAAATTGACTATTCGGGTAAAGAAGCAGAAACTTGGTTTAGAAATCCATATGTAACTGGTAAGTTTTTAATTACAAGAAAAACATCTATAATGGAAAATAGTAGATCCAATAATACGCACGGATTCAACTTAAAAACAGTATTTTCTTTAAGAAAAGATTCGGATGTGGGAACCGTAAGTATCGGATCAGAGGAAAATTAATGTATACAGGAAAAGATCCATTTATATTTTGGTTTGGAGTTATAGAAGATCGCATGGATCCATTAGAGCTCGGTAGATGTCGAGTTCGTGTTTTAGGATTCCATCCAGATAATCGTAAAGATTTTCCAACAGAAAAATTACCGTGGGCAACCACAATTCAACCTACAAATTCTGCTTCTATGAGTGGAAAAGGAGTAAGTCCCGTAGGATTAGTTGAAGGTTCTTGGGTTGTTGGATTTTTTATAGATGGTTCTCATGCACAGATTCCAGTAATAATCGGAAGCATTTATGGTATGAATGAAACCATAGAAAAAGAAGAAAATTATGGAGATGGTTTCCGTGATGTAAGAGAAGACGATGAACTTAAAATTTTTCCAGTAGATGATTATGATAAACAAGAATATCCAGATGGAAAAACTACAGATGGAGATTCGCACGGCGCTCAATTACAAAATAAAGATACTTCTAAAAAATATCCAAGACAAAATTATGCACCAGAATCATCAAAGCGAAAACGAGGAACACCAGATCTAAATATACTTGCAATCGGTGATCCTGAAAGATTAGATAAAACTATTGTTTCATATAAAAGAAAAAATTTAGGATCTCAAGGATTAAGAGATATTGGAATAGATGTAGCAGACTGCAATACTCCAAATTTCAAATGTGGTGTAACAAACCAAAGCGGAGTAAACAAAGGAACAATAAAATCTTTAGGTGTGGGTGATAATACACAAGATTCTTCTTCCTTCCCATCTAGAAAATATCGCAGTAAACAATTTGTAGATAAACCAACAAATAATAATGCGATTCGTATAGATTCATCTAAAGTTATGGAGATATAATGGCAGGATCACAAGCAAATACAGGTCAGTGGTTTGAACCAGAAACACCTTATGCTACCGTAAAGGGTGAAGCTATTCCACCCAGAAATAATGAATCAAAAAGCACAGTTTATCCTTTCAACAAAGTAACAGAAACCGAATCTGGACATATTGTTGAATTTGATGACACGCCTGGTTCAGAAAGAATAAACATATTTCACCGTAGTGGAACTTTTGAAGAAATACACCCAAACGGAGATAAAGTAGATAAGATTGTACGCGATCACTATGTTTCAATACTACGCGATAGTAATGTCCATGTTGATGGGTTTTCAAATTTAACCGTAGATAAAGGTTTAAAAATCTTTGTTAACCGAGATAATTTACAAAACAGTGAAACTTCTTCTGTAAATTTTGATGTTCATGTTGGTCAAAATGCAAATGTAAACCTTTTTATGGAAAAAGGTAATTGTAATGTTCGAATGAATGATGGTGATATCAATGTTGAAATGATGAAAGGTGATGTAAATTTTCGTCAAGACAAAGGTAATTTTAATCATTTTATTAACGGTGATTATAATCTAGAATGCACTGGTCATATGCATGTCGTGGTAGGACAAGACAGCGTAAATGAAATAGGTGGATCTAGAGATGTACGAATAGACGGTGCATTTGATAATTTACAAGTAACAACTGGATACAAAGAAACACAAGTAAAAGGAGATCATAGACTTGAGGTTATGGGTGGAGTCTATGACTTATTTCACAAAACACACGAAACTAAAATTCTTTTAAATAGAATTATTGAAATAGTTGGAAGTAACGACGAAGTTATAGGAACAACGGACACATTAAATGTTGGTGCTGCTCAAAATCAAACTATTGGTGGTTCTAGATCTGTTACTACTGGTGGTTCTGTTAGTATTTTAACTGGAGGAGCAACTAAAGAAACAACAGGTGGAAGTTTAGATATTTTAGCAGGAGCAAAAGCGTCTATTTCTTCTTCTAGTATGCATTTAAACGGCGGTTCTACAATATTAGGATCTGCTGGAATTATACACCTGAATGGTCCGCCAGCATCTCCTGCTTCATCTGCAAATGCAGCTTCTCCGTCTAGTAAAAGGCCAATATATGTTCCAGGTCCAAGTGGTTCTTGGAGAACAACACAAGCAACTCATCCAAGAAGTCCACTCGCGCAATTACAAAATGCTACAGTAGATTTAAATGGTCAACTTCAAGCATTAAATCAAATTTCTCAATTAAATTTTGGAGTTGCACAGCAAATTGATCAGTTATCGTCTAATGTAAATAGTTTAAATCAAACTTTAAGTGGACCAATCGACAATTTAGGTAATGCAGTTCAACAAAATGTAAGCGGTTCTCTAACAATTGCTCAAAATGCAGCTCAAGGTGTGACTAATGTTGCTAATGGAGCAGCAAGTATTGCTTCCTCGGCAGCAGCAACTGCAACAGGTGCAGTGGGTTCTGCTACTGCTGCAACCAGTGGATTAGCATCAGGAGCAGCAGGATCGGCCGCTGGCATCGGTGGTGTTGCTGGAGGTGCATTATCGGCATCTACTTCGACCATATCATCTGGTGCTAGTTCTCTTGGTGGATTGGGATCTGTGTTTACAGGTATTGGTTCCGTATTAGGTGATGTTATTGATGCTATTGTTGAAGTTGGTTGTGCTATTGGAGATTTGATAAACAAATTATTAAATGCAGTTGTTAAACCAATTTTAGAAACTATTAATGGTGTATTTGGAAAAATAGCAGAACTGATGGGTCAAATAACAAAAATAATCGGTGATGTTATTGGTAAAATTGGTGAATTTATTGGCGGAATTTTAGGTGCTATTAATGATATTATTGGAAAAATAATAGATGCAGCTGGTAAATTTATTGGTGGTATTGCATCTGCTATAAACGGTTTACTTTCAAATCTATTTGATGGTTTCAAAGACATTGGTTGCGGTGATGGTATATTGTCTGGACAACCGCCAGATTTGGGTAATACTGCGTTACAGGGAGTCACACCATGAGAAGAGCAATAAGAAAAGGCGTAGATAAATCTACAGGTCATTGTTATACACCTAGACCTTGTGTAACTGGCAGCAATAATGTTTTTATTAATAAAATACCAGCAACCAGAGTTGGTGATTTTTATCCAACACACTGCTGCGGTTCATCGTGTCACTCTGGTAATGCAACAAGTACATCAAATGTGTTTGTAAACAATCGTCCGATACACAGATCAGGAGATCCTATTACATGTGGAGATACCGCATTTAATGGTTCTCCTAATGTTTTTATAAATTAATGATATACATAAAAGTATGGCAAAAGAACAAATTTACAAAGATTTAGATTTAAATTTTGATATCAATCCACTAACAGGAGATGTTTCCAAAAAAGTGGGAGTAGATGCTATTAAACAATCTTTAAAAAATCTTGTTTTATATAATGCATTTGAAAAACCATACTCTACTGAATTTGATGTAGGTTTAAGAAATTTACTTTTTGAAAACAAAGGTAAAGGTTTTGAAAATTATCTTAAGAATAGAGTTAAAATTTTAATAGAAGCATACGAACCAAGAGTCTATCTAAATGATGTTGTAGTCAAAGGTGGTATAGATTCTAATTCTGTAGAAATATCAATTTATTACACCCCAATAGAAACTCAAACAAAAGACACACTAGAACTCTTTTTAGGTAAGTACAATGGCTGAATCTAATAATTTCTTAAATGACGCTGGACTAAGTTTTATTGATATTAAATATAATTTTATCAATTACTTAAAGTCACAATCAGAATTTTCTGATTATAACCTTGAGGGATCTAATTTAACAGTTTTATTGGATATTTTATCTTATAATACTGCTCAACAAGGATTCTATAATACAATGGTCGCAAACGAAATGTTTATCGACCGCGCAAGTAAAAGATCTTCTGTTGTATCATTAGCAAAATTATTAGGTTATACTCCAAATACAAAGCGTTCTGCAAAAGCAAAAGTTTTAGTTACCGTCAGTGCTGAAGATGTTCCCGCTTCAAAAGTGTTACCCAGAGGATCATCTTTTTCTGGTTCGGTAAATAATAATACATATTCGTTTACTAATACAGAAGCATATTCATTTTATCCATATACCTTCAATACAACTACCGATCCAGATTCTAGTGAAAGTGGAGAAATTTTATCATACGCTTGTGGTCCATTAGAGTTAAAACAAGGTATCTTAAATACAATTAGTTACAATGTTGAGTCCTATGATCAATCTTTTTTGATAACAGATATAAATGCGGATAAAGATAGCATCCGCGTGGTTGTTTTAAACTCGGTAACTGATATTACTGGAATTAATATTCCTTGGCAACTATCAAATGATTTAGTTTCATTAAATGAAAATTCAAAAGTATTCTTTATTGAAGAAAACAACTTTGGACAACTTGTATTAAAATTTGGAGATGGTGTTATTGGTAAAAAATTATCAGTAGGAAATGTTGTAATTATAGAATATATTTCTACTGCTGGTTCAGATGCAAATGGTATAGGTAAATCTGATACAACAACTAAAAGATCTTTTAATTATGATGGCGAAGAAAACTATACTGTTTTAACTATTGAACCTTCGAACAGTGGTTACGATAGAGAATCTTCAAGTTCTATTAAAAGAAATGCTGTTCGTAATTATACAAGCAGAGAAAGAGCAGTAACCGTAAAGGACTACGAGGGTGCAATACTAGCAGCATTTAATAATAATGCTGCTGTTCGTTGTTGGGGTGGAGAAGAAAATGATCCACCATACTATGGAAAAGTATTTGCATCTGTGAGACCTATTGGTTCGACCATTATATCTTCAGAAGAAAAAGAAAATTTAGTTAAAAATATTTTAAAAGAAAAAAATATAGTTGGTATAGACATAACTGTAGTTGATCCAGAAGTTCTTTACATTATACTAGATGCCGATGTGTATTATGAAAAAGATCTTACAAATGATTCATCCACAAGTATTAGGAAAAAAATCAAAGATTCTTTAGTTGTTTATTTTAGAAATAATTTGATAGAATTTGGAGATTCTATTTTTGCACAAGACATAGAAACTACAATTAAACAGTCAAGTAATGCCATTAAAGCAGCAGATGCAAAAATAACTTTAATGAAGAAAGTTATTTCAACATTAAATGTTTCCGAAAAAACAACAATAGATTTTCAAAATAAATTATACCATCCATACAATGGTTATCCAAGTATATTAACCAGTAGTACTTTTTATATTTCTGCAAATTCTGGAAGTCATTTCATAGAAGATGATGGAAATGGAAAATTAATTCTCAAGAAAAAAATAAATGGTGTAATAAGCACAGTAAATGCAAAATATGGAACTATAGATTATAATACAGGAAAATTATCAATTCCAGCATTTAAAGTTTTTAGTTTTGCACAAGGTAAAACTAGTGTAGATTTTAAAGTTATACCTAATAACAGTAATATTTTTACAAAACAAAATAGCATACTTGAATTTGATTCATTAGATAACAATTCTTTATCTATCAATATGAATGAAGTAAAAACACAAAGAGTTGCTGGTGGATCAGGAACGGTAATTACTAATCAATGAGTACAAAAGCAATAATACAATATCCAGCAAACGGAACCGTTTTATTTGCGGATAATTTAACTATACACTATAAATTAACTTCATATTCCGATCCAAATGTATCGGGTGTAAGATTTATTGTAGATGGTGTAGAATATACAGATTCAAATCTTTTAGGTACACTTGAGGTAAATAATTTAATTGAAGGAAATCACTTAATAACTGGTTATCTTTTAAACCGATTAAATAAAAAAATACCAAATACGGATTTTGATGTAAAATTTACTACTTATACAAATACAACAGATGTAGAAAATAAACTTACATATGTTCTTAAAAGTACAATACCAGATTTCGTAAAAGAAGATTATCCGAATTTTGTTATTTTTATAAAAGCATACTATGAATGGTTATATTCGTCAAATAATCCATTTTATGCTCCTTTAATTTCTGAAGATTTTAAAGATATTGATAAGACTCCTGAGTTTTTTGTCAAATATTTTAGACAACAATATTTGACAGATTTTCCAGAATCTTTGACGCTAGATAAACAAACTGGTACTCCATTAAATATAAAAACATTAATTAAAAATATTGTTGATTTTTATTCTTCTAAGGGTACAGAAAAATCAATTAAATTTTTATTAAAAATATTATATGACACATATTCTGAAATTTACTATCCCAAGCGAGATATTTTTAAAGCATCAAATAGTAAATGGAATCAAAAACAATCTATAAAATTTGTGTATTCTGACGATAGAATTCATGAAATTAAAGCAAAAAAGATGTATCAGGATTCTGGGGAAACGATATTATCTTCTGCATTGATAAATGAAATACAAGTATATCGTGGACTCGATAATAAAAAAATTGTGGAAGTATTTTATTCAAATGTAGATGGTACATTTAATTTTGAGAAAAAATTTAAAGTAAATATTGAAGATACTGAGACAATTTATCTTACACCTACGGTTATAGTAAATGAAATAGTAATAAATGATGGTGGTTTAAATTATAAAGTAAATGATAAAATTACCATAAAGCGTTTAACAATTACAGCAGGACTTGTTGAAGATATTGCATATGCAAGAGTTGCTGAGGTAAATGAATTTGGTGCTATTATCAAAGTTGAGTTTGTAAATTTTGGTGTTAGTTATGTTCCAAAAGAAATAAGCTCCGATGGTGTAATTGTAGAGTCTAATAACTTTTTATACTATCCTATAATTGATACTGATATTGGTTCCGAAGCATACTTAGATGTTGGAACTGGTTTTATTGCAAACTATGATGGGTTCTGGACTAATAAAAATTCTCATCCCGATGGAATTAAAAAAATAGCAGATAACAAGCGGTTTCAAGAGTTTTCATATGTGGTAAGAACCGATAGAATGCTTGATCGTTATGTTGATGCACTCAAGAAACTTGCACATCCTGCTGGTATTGAAGTTTTAGGTGATGTTCTTATTCAAAAAACATTAGTAGAACCCACTATCATACAAGATGCGTTTATTGGTGTATATACACCACTTATAGGTAATTACGCAGCATATCGCATATTTACCGATGTAAATGTTAGAAACGCTATAGGATACGATTACATAATCGAAAGAGAACTAGATATGAATTCTGGTTCTACCGATGCTGGAGATTT